TTAAAGGACTTCGAGCGTTATCCCCAGAAATGGCGACCCTCATTAAAGAAGGCGCGGACCTTAATACGGTTATGGACGTTCTCGGAGGGACCTTTGGAGGCGCTACCGCTACAGCCGCCGGAACCGCCGAAGGACAAATGAAACGTTTCGGAATTGCGATCAGCGAAGCAAAAGAAAACATCGGAGCCGCGCTAATCCCAGTAGTTGAAAAGGCGCTTCCGCTTTTGACCGCGATGGGATCATGGGCCCAAGAAAATACGACGACGTTCCTCATTATTGCCGGCGTGATCGGCGGGATCGGAGTAGCCATTTTGGCCGCTAATGCCGCGATTCGAATCTGGACGTTGGGCGCGCAAATTGCGACCGCCGCTCAATGGCTTTGGAACGCCGCGCTAACCGCTAACCCGCTCGGACTAATTGTTTTAAGTATTGCCGGTGTAATTGCGATTCTTGCGATCCTTTACACCAAATTCGAAGGCGTCCGAAAAGTAGTTGACAACGTGTTCGGCTTTATCAAAGACGTCGTAATGGGAAGTATTGACGTAATAACGACATACGTTCAGACGGTCCTCGGCGTATATAAAACAATTTTCAACACGATCGCGAAACTATGGAACAACACGATCGGAAAACTTTCTTTCGAATTCCCTGACTGGGTTCCCGGCTTAGGCGGAAAAGGTTTCAGCGTTCCTAATATCCCAATGCTTGCCGAAGGCGGAATCGTGACGCGTCCAACATTGGCGATGATCGGCGAGGGAGGAGGCCCCGAGGCCGTAATTCCATTAAACCGCGCCGGCGGATTCGGTGGAAACTACACGATCAACGTTACGGGCGGTCTATCGTCTAGCGCGGAAATTGGTTCGGCGGTAGTGAATGCGATTCGCGCGTTCAATAGATCAAACGGGCCCGCAAATATTCAGGTCGCATAATGTCGGCGACGATCGTTCAGTCTGGCGAATATGACCTTTTAATCGACACGGGATTCGATTATGAATCTTTCGTTTTAGATTCGGCGACGCGCGGAATTCTTGACGAGGACATTCTTGGACCTACTTCGTCTTACGCTTCGGTAATTGACGGGGCGACAAACATTTCCGTATTCCGAGGCCGTCGCGATATCGGCGATCAAGGAATCCTCGCGGGAACTATGTCTTTTGAATTGCTCGACACGACGGGGATTTTTAATCCGTTCGACGATCAAGGACCATTCTTTGATCCTTCAAACGACCAGCCGGGACTCGCTCCACTTCGTCGCGTGATTCTTAGCCGCGAAAACGAAGTTCTTTTCAAAGGCTATATAACGACCTATTCCTACTCGTTCGAACTTGGAGAACTTGATCGCGTTTCGGTAAATTGCGCGGACGATTTCTATTATCTCGCCCAGACATACCTTGACGAATGGAACGTTACAGAACAACTTTCAAGCGATCGCGTAACCGACCTTTTAGATCTGCCCGAAGTTAACTTCCCAGCATTAGAAAGAAATATTTCGACTGGAACCGTAACCCTCGGAGGCGCGGCCGCTTACACGGTCGCCAACGGAACTTCCGTCGCGAACTATGCCGCCCAAATACAGCAAGCCGAACAAGGCCGAATCTTTATAGATCGGAACGGAAACTTCACTTTTCAGCCAAGGCTCGGAAACACGCTCGCCGGCTCGGTAATAGATTTTCACGATAACGGAGATATCGGAACGGCAGGTTACGACGCGGTAGGGATCGCCTTTGACGCCGATCAAGTGGTCAACCGCGCCTCCGTCCAACACTTGGGAGCGTCAAGCCCCGAAGTAGCCGAGGACCTCGCCTCGCAAGCCCAATATCTAATCCAGACGACCTCTATCACGGGATCGCTTGTTCATAACGACGCGGCCGCCTTGGCCCTTGCCGAATACCTTTTGGTTCCGAATCCCGAACCGCGATTTACGGAAGTTTCCGTCGGATTCGTTTCCCTTACCGAAGCCCAGCGCGACCTTGCGGCGGTCGTTGACATTGGCGACACGATCATTATTCAAAAGACGATCCAGCAAGGTGCGACGTCTACCGAATTCGCCCAAGAACTAGCGGTCGAAGGCGTACAGCACCAAATTAACGTCCTATCGGGCCATAGGGTCACGTTCTTTACTTCCCCGACAACGATCGTTTATGAACTGATTTTGGACTCGCTCCAATATGGCGAACTTGACGCCTTAAATGTCTTAGGATAAAACTATGGCTATTCAAGACTTCGTCGCGAACCAGATTTTGACCGCGTCGCAAATGGACACACTCCAAGCGAACGATTACAACTGGACCGTTTCAACCAAAACCGCTAGTTACGTTCTTACGGCCGCCGACAAAGGAACGCGCGTCGTAATGAACTCGGCCAGCGCGACGACGATCACGGTTAATACCGCGCTTTTTAATGCTTCGGATACTTTGCAAATTATCAATATCGGGACGGGAACTTGTACCATAACGGCCGGAACCGCGACGGTTACGGTTAATGGAAGTCTCGCTTTGACGCAGTGGGGAGGCGGCACACTTTATTTCACGTCGGCGTCAGCCTCAATATTTTTTCCGTCTGGGGGTTTAAGTTATGGGACAGCAACCGGAGGAATAGGCGCGCCAACATCGGTAACTATTAGCGGTACTGCGTACCAGTATTTGCAATTCAATGCCACGGGAACATTGACCGTTACTAAAGCCGGTTTATTTGATTTTTATTTATGGGCCGGCGGTGGCGGTGGTGGCCGCGGAGATGCAACGGGTTATGGCGGTGGTGGCGGTGGTGCAGGTGGTTGGATTTATTCGACAATGTATTTAACAGCAAACGCATCAATTACAATTGGTGCTGGTGGTGCAGGTTCAACTACAAATGGTGTTGCTGGCGCAAAAGGTACATTTTCGGCAATTTATGGAGGCACTTCCGAAAGTTCAATTTTTATGTTGGGCGGTATGGGTGGTGCAAGTACTGGTGATGTTAATTCGTCATTAGTTGCTGGCGCGAGTGCTGGCGGTACAGGAAGCGGCGGCGGTTTATTACCTACTGGTGGTTACAGATTTTCTTTGGGTGTCACTACGCAATGGGGTTTTGATGGCGGTAATGGTTTTTCTGGAACAACTGCAACTACTGCTGGTGGCGGTGGTGGCGGTACAACGGCGGTTGGCAACACAGCAACTTCATCAAATGGCGCTGCTGGTGGTGCAGGTTTACAAGTAAATACTTTTATTGGCGGCTCATCCTTGTTCAAAGGCGGTGGTGGCGGCGGTGCAGGAGTTAGTTCAGGCGGCGCTGGCGGTTCAAGCATAGGTGGCGCAGGCGGTGTTTTAGGTGGTACAGCCGCGGCAGCAAATACAGGTTCAGGCGGCGGCGGCGCTTACGGTGCAAATAACGGCGGCGCTGGCGGTTCAGGCATTGTTTATGTAAGGTTTAAGGTGTAATAATGGCGCATTTTGCAGAAGTAAAAAACAACAAAGTTCAGGCAGTAATTGTTATTGCAAACGATGATTGCGACAACTTGCCGTTCCCTGAATCCGAACCAGTAGGTCAGGCTTACATTGCGTCATTAGGTATTGAAGGCGAATGGTTGCAAACCTCATATAACGGAAACTTTAGGGGCACTTATGCCGGCATTGACTACACCTACGACGCGTCTATAGGTGAGTACGGCGAATTTGTAGCACCAAAAGAAATTTAATGTCGTGGATTCTGGCGTTTTGGTTTCTCTCATCGGTGGCGGTTTCGGTTTACTCGGGATATTGCTCAATAAAATCATTAAAGAAAACCGAACCGATCACGGAATAGTTCGCGACTCTTTAAATCGAATAGAAACAAAAGTCGATCAACACTTGGAGGATCACAAATGAAACCAAAAGACAAAGCCATGATCGCTTCCTATCTACGTTCTTTCGTCGGAGCGGTAGCCGCGCTATATATGTCGGGAATTACTGATCCGAAAGTTTTAGTTAATGCCGGCGTCGCCGCAATAATTCCCCCAGTCCTTCGCTGGTTAAACCCTAAAGATCCTTCGTTCGGCCGTGACAATAGCCAAGGCTAAACAAGGCGTTCCGAACGCTCGGGACTATATCGGTAACGCGGACGGGCCTTCACCTAAACCGCGCGCCGGAATGGACGCATGGATCAAACTCGCGATCGCTCATTCGGACGGCGTGTTTTTTAATAATGGCTCATACGGCCAAAGAGACGCTAAAGGTAAACCGGGAACGTTAAGCGTTCACGCGACAGGCCGCGCGGTCGATCTTTCTTATCGCAAAACAGAAAAGAATCCGAACGCGAATCGTAAGAATGCGCTCGCGTTTATAAATAAAGTTTTGGAACACGCTAACGAACTCGGCGTTCAAGCCGTCCTCGATTATTTTCCAAAGGCTCACGGCGCCGGCTGGAGGTGTGATCGCCAGACGTGGGAGAAATACACAAAGCACACGATCACGGGCGCTCCCGGCGGAGATTGGTTTCATATCGAGATAACCCCGCAAGCGGCCGATTCGGTTATCTGGGTTAAAGCCGCATTTTTAAAGGTTTTCGGAGAAATCCCCCAAAACTAAACACGCCTTGACTAAGGTCGGAATTACCGACGAAGGGCTTTTAGATATGACCGAACCTCAAATTGTTAATTACTCCGTGTACGTCGGAACGATGGACAACGGGCAAGAGATACTGGTCCAAATATTTACCGACTCCGACTCGGGCGATTACCTCATGGGACAAATCGCATTTAGAACGGCTTCCTCATCGTGGGGAGTCCCTTATCCATTGGAGAAAAAATGACTAACCCATTCCTACTAATTGGAACTTTTGTTCTTGCGCTTTTCGGTGTATCCGTTATGCCCGAAACAAACGTTCCTCAAACTAAAGAAATAACTATTTCCGTTGAGCCGTATCTGATCGGGCCGACAACGACAACAAGTTCGACGCTATTCATCGATCCTTACGCTTCGGCTTGCGAACAATTTTCAGCGCTTGCGATAAATATCGGTTGGCCGCTCGACCAAAGAACCGTTCTCGAATCGATCATGGCGCGAGAGTCTGGCCCTAATTGCGCTCCGAATGCTTTCAACAAAAAAGACCCCAATGGAGGATCGCGCGGTTTATTGCAAATAAACGGTTTTTGGAATAAGTGGCTTATCGAGCGCGGAATTATTGAACGACCAAAAGACTTGTTACAGGCAGACATTAACCTTCGCGCCGGATTAGAAATTTACAATTACGGCATGGAGCGTTACGGCTTCGGCTGGGGACCATGGAGCGTAAAATGAGCGAAGGCATAGCATTCAACCAAGGCGAACTAACAGAGGAAACTCGCGCGATGATTCTCCACCAAAAAGCCGTCATGGGTTTAATGGACGAAATCATGGCCATTTCAAAAAACCCTCACGCCTCACTGATCCGCGACCTAAAGCGGCTTCAAACAGATTTTATTCTCCGCGATCCAGTTCCCGTTTGGGAAGTAGCCGTCCTCGATAAAGCGATCAAAGCGTTAGGAGCCCATTCATGAGCGACCAAATGACGATCTTTGACGCGATCCGCGAACGCGACGAAGCGATGGGAAAGATCGACGAAAACACACGCGAGGAATTCCGCAAAGACGCAAGGAACGCAGTCTTAACCGTAGGACGAATGCGATTCACGTTCACAAGTGACGAAGTATTCGAATGGCTTGAATCTCATCGTTCAACCAAAGCCCACGATCCGAGGGCATTAGGTCCGATCATGTCGAAACTTGCCAAAGAAAACAAAATCATATTTACGGGAGAGTATGCGCCCAGCCGGCGGAGACATTGTTCGCCGATCCGCGTCTGGCGTCTTGTTTAACTAAACCAAAATCCGATTACAAAACGACGAAAGGCAAAACATGGGATTTGATCTCAACAATTACGAAACGGTAGCCGAACGATTAGTTCGATGGTGGGCCGCATACCCAGACGGGCAGATATTGACGTCGATCCACTACTACGACGGGGACCTTGTTCTCTTTCGCGTCGAGGGATACAACAACGACGGAAAACTTATCGCGACCGGATACGCCGAGGAAATTCGAGGATCGTCGCCAGTCAATAAAACGAGCCACGTCGAGAACGGGGAAACGTCGGCAATCGGGAGAATGATTCAAAATTCGCCCATAGCCTCAAGCGGGGAACGCCCATCGCGCGAGGAAATGCAAAAGGTGGAGCGAGGCCCGCTAACTAGACAAACGGGAGTCTCGGAGCGTCCTAGCGCGTCTGGCGGGGCTCCAGTTCATACCCCAAGAGGCGCTTTTGCTACCCCTAAACAAACGGGCTACATTTCAAAACTTGCCAAGGACGCCGGTATGGACGACCTTCGTTTATTGGAATTTATTCAACGTACAGTCGGCCGCGATGACGCGGTTTTAGAACTTTTAAAATCCCATGAAGCAAGTCAAATTATCGAGGCTCTCAAATGACACTTTTAGAAATGATTACAGCAATAGAAAAACTTCAAGCCATTTACAACGAATTACGCGACGAACAAGACAAAGCAAAACAAAAGATTCGATGGGCGATAAATCACTTGGCCGGTAAAGTCTGGTCGGAATCGCTTTAATGAAACCGCGTGACAACATAACCGAAGCCGAATTCAAGAACGTCGTTATTTCAATAGCGAAGCGTTACGGCTGGTTAATCCATCACGACCTACCGGCACAAAACGCGCGCGGTAAATGGGCGACCCATATTCAAGGCGACGCCGGCTTTCCAGACTTGTTAATGGTTCACCCAGTAAGCGGAAAAATCCTTGCCGTCGAATTAAAGGCCGAAAAAGGAAAGTTATAGCCGCTTCAAAAGCGCTGGTTAATGGCGTTTGACGTGAGCGCGACGTTCAATAGCGTATGGAAGCCCTCGGACATGGAATATATTCTTTACACTCTTTCAAACTTTT